CGCTCTGCAAGGCGCTTCGACTCATCATCCTGCGCTGGCAGCGTGTAGCAGACGAACCGCTGCCGCTCGTTATCCCAGACGCTCGGGCCTTCCGCCTCGTATCGCTCACTCACGGCCCACCCCCAGCGATGCGATTGTTTGGAACGGATGAAGCTCCGCCTTCGCTTTCAAGTAAGCGGCGTTAGCCTCGTCGGCGGTCTTGAAGCTGCCCAAGTGAATCTGCTTTCCGTCAACCCGAATGCTTGACCGCCAAGCCTTGTCGCGCTTGCTCCAATGAGCGCCCAATACCTTGCTTCCGCTTTTGGAGGTGGCGTGCCGAATGTTCTGCACGTTCTGCGCGCCCGTAGCCTCGCGGAGATTGGCCAAGCTGTTGTCGGATCGAACGCCGTTTACATGGTCAAGCTGATGCTTCGGCCACTTGCCATAAACGTAAAGCCACGCAAGGCGATGCGCCATGTAAAGCCTGTTCCCAACGTTGATCCGCCAATAGCCTTGCGGGTCGAGACTTCCCGCAACAGCCCCAGCCTTGGCGTTTGATGAGCGAACCCTGCGAGTAAAAACTCCGGTTTCCGCGTCATAGTAAAAAAGCTCTTTCAGCCTTTCCTGAGTGACGCCGTTCATGCACTGACTCCAAGGCTTGCGCGGATGCGCTGCCATGCCTCGCCGTAGATGCCGCGCTTTGCATAGCCGGCCGCACTCAGCGCTTCATCCATGAGCGCCAAGTCGTCAGCGTCCGCGCTGGTCTGCGGCTGCGGCTGCGGGGCGTCACACTCAAACACCATGCGTGTCACACGGCCCTTGTCCGCCCAAGACACGCCCAGCTTCATCGGATGCGTCGTTTCGCCGTCGAACGTGACTAGGAACTGGCAACCGTCGAACCATTCATCGACCTCGCCAGTGGCCTGCGGCTGCGGCTGCGGGGCGGTGTAGAGGGGCGTGTTTCGAGCGCCGGCGACGGGGCCAGTAGTGAAGAACCTGCCGAGCCTCATTTCGTCTGGCCAATCGACAAACCACGCCACCGGCTCGGCCTGCGGGCTGGCCTGCGGCTGCGGGGCGGCGGCGATTAGCTCCTTGGCAGCGGAATACCACTCGGCGGGAATGGGGTTGCCGAAGTGCTTCACGCCGATGGCTGCGAGCGCGAGCCCGCTGACACCATGCGGCTTCACAGCCTCCGCCAGCCCTCGCTCTGTCTCCAGCACTGTGACCTGACGCAGCAGATCCTCGATGACGTGCTTGGCGGCGAACACCAGTTGCACCGGGACGACGCCCATCTCGCCACCGGCTCGCAGCATGCGCGCGTGCTGGTCGTGCAGCTCCTTGATCGTTGCCTGCGCGAACTCGCGCTCGGCGGATTCGTTACCCATAGACCTTGACTCCCATTCTTGAGTGATGCGGGACCAGGTCGTCGGCCCGCTTCGGCTGGTTGATCGGCGACTGGAACGCCGCCTTTTGGTTGACCGTGAGCTTGCGGGGCTTCTTGGTCGGGCACTTACCGCGGGGCTTCTTGGTCATTCTTTCCAGTCCTTGATGATCGGATGGCGATCGCGCCACTTCCGCCTCTGCTGCCGGGTCTCGTCGATGAAGATGACGAACCCGACGATGCCGGCGCAGGTCATCACGACCGCGACCAGTTTCAGCGTGACGTCGTAGTGGATCGCCAGCGCGGCCAGCATGGCGGCCAGCATGGCGATGTAGCAGAGCGCGAGCAGCGCGGGCTTCATGGCTTCGGCTCCTTGCGAAAGATGTGCATGTAGACATCGCGGAACGCCGCCTCCAGAACCTCAGGCGACACGTCCTCGACTGCCGTCTCCGTGGCCTCAAGCCAGCCTGTCAGCTTGGCGATGATCTCGAGGGCGATTCCGGCGTTGAGGTGGATGACCGCGCGATCGAGGTCGTCCTCGATGACCAGCTCGGCCGGGTTCTCGTTGGCTTCGATTCGGATCAGGGCCAGATCGGTGCCGACGATGGCGGTTTGCTTGTGGCGTGACATGGTGCGCTCCTGCGCGGTGGGTGTGCCGCCATCATCGCCCCGCCATTGCGCCCGCCGCAACACCATTCCCGCAACACACCGTTCTACCGGCGCAACGCCGCCTCGGCATCCTCGACCGACCGGACCTCGGCAGCGATGCCGCCGGCGCGGCGCACCGCCTCAAGGAATCCGGCCTGCTCGTCGGTCAGCTTGGCGCGGTCCTTGACTTCCAGCGCCGCGAACAGCGCGACACGCTGGCCGACCATGTCGGGCGTGATCTCGACGGTGTGCCAGCCGATCAGGTCGGACGACCCATTGCACAGCCCGGCGATCAATGGGCGCGCGGCCTTGACCAGCACGTCGCCCGGCTCGGCCTGAATCGTGCATCGCCCGCGGATCGGGATGGACTTCCCGACCCAGCCCTTGCCGACGTTCTGGCGGAACAGTCGCGTCGCGCCCCTGCCGCACGCGGCCATGATCTGCCGCAGCACTACCATCTCGCCCATCAGAACCCCCAGCCTTTCGGCATCGTCACAGCCACAGTCGACGGCCTGGACCGCGCCGCCTCATTCGCCCGCCGCCACCCCACGCGCATGCACGAGTCGCAGCGGCATTCATCGCTGCCCGTCGCCGAAGTCCAATGGCGCTTGGTAAGCCATCGTTGGCATCCCTTGCAGAACCTGCGACCGATGGCGGCTGGATGCTTCGGGAAAACACACCCAAGCCTCAACGCAATGCGTAACACCTGAGCAGACGAAGCAGCTCGCTTGTCGCAGAGCATGGCCGACCGGTCCCTCAGTCGCTGGCGCTCCGGCGTCATTCTCCCAGTGGCTGGTCTCGGCATCATGCTGCGGCACTCGCGTGGTCTCTGCAGGCGGCGATGGCGGCATTGTACGCAGCGGCACGGTCGCCGGGCTCATCGGCGCATGGCCAGGTCCCGAGTATCCGCCCGCGCGGGGCGACCGCCATGTAGACGATCCGCCCCCTCCCCTGCCCGGCCTTGTTGATCGTGTAGCGCCCGCAGTCGCTGACGACGTGGTGCGCGTCGCGCTTGGTGAAGGTCATGCCCTCCTCCCCGCCCGCGCCGAGAACAGATGCTTCGCCCAGCCCACGGCGTTCTTGTAGCCGCGCGACTGCCCGAGCCGGATCAGGTCCTCGAGGGTCTGAGCGGCGGCCTGCTCGCGCTTCGCCTCGCGCTTGATGCGCGCCACCTCGACCTCGGACAGCGTGCCGGCGACCTCCTCGATCTGCCGGGCCTTGATCGGGAACACCGCCCCGCACTCGCGGCACTTGGCCGCCGCCGCCGGAGACACGGCGAAGCAGGTCGGGCACTGCCGGATGGCCACGTCGTCCGGGTCCTTCGCACCCTTGCCCTTGCGCTCCCCGCGCCCGAGCAGCGACCACTCGCGCGGGTCGTCTGGCAGCCCATGCCGCGACGAGTTGCCGACGTGGTCCAGGATCACCGCATGCGGCTTGCCCGGTGCCGTCCGCAGCGCGCGGCCGACTTGCTGCAGGTACAGGCCGAGCGACTGGGTCGGGCGCAGCAGGATCGCGCCGACGATGCCGGGGACGTCGAACCCTTCCGAGATCACGTCCACGCTGGTCAGCACGTTGATCGCGCCGCGCCCGAAGTCGGACACGATGCCCTTGCGCAGCGATCGCTCCATGGTGCCGTCGAGCTTCGCCGCCCGGTAGCCCTGCGCGCGGAACTGCTCGGCCACATGCTCGGCATGCTCGATCGACACGCAGAACGCCACGGCCGGCTGGCCGTCCATGCGCTTGCGGTACTCGCCGACGGCGCTGCCGATGATGGCGGGCTTGTCCACGCGTGCGGCAACCTCGCCCTTGACGAAGTCGCCCATGCGGGACTTGACGCCCGACAGGTCGAGCTGCTGGGCCGGCGCGAACAGCCGGTACTCGGACAGTGCGCCGAGATCCACCAGCTCGCGCGTCGTCGGGCCGAGGACCATCTCGTCGAATACTTCCCCCAGGCCCTCGCCCGACAGGCGCTCCGGCGTGGCGGTCACGCCGATCAGGCGCAGCGTCGGCAGCTTGGTGCGCCACTCGGCGACCACCCTGCCCCACGTCGACGCACCGATGCAGTGGTGCGCCTCGTCGCAGATGACGTAGTCGGGCACGGCCACGCGGTCCATGCGCCTCGCCAGCGTCTGCACGCTGGCCACATGCACGCGATGCCGGCGGTCGTACACTCGGCCGGCAGCGATGTAGCCATGCGCCACGTCGAACCGCGCCAGCGTCTCGGACACTTGGTCGACCAGCTCGTCGCGGTGGACAAGGATGACCAGCCGCTTGCCGTTGGCCGACAGCTTGCTCGCCATGAACGAAAACGTGACTGTCTTGCCTGCGCCGGTCGGCATGACCAGCAGCGGAGAGTGATAGCCGGCAGCGAAGGCGTCGCGGAGGCCCTGGATCGCGGCCTCTTGGTAGGGGCGGAGGGTGACGGTCACGACAGCGCCTCCTTGATCCGCGCCCCAATCCACCGCGCGCACGGAACAGCCCACGAATTGCCCAGCGCCTTGTAGCGCGGGCCGTCGGCGGCCATCTTCACCACCGCCGGCTGCCCCTTGACGGGCTGCCGCTTCGTGATGGGCACCAGCGTGTAGTCGTCGGGGAAGCCCTGCAATCGCTCGCACTCACGCGGGGTGAGGCGGCGGACGGCCATGCCGGTCGCCACCGCCCCAGCGCCGCGCCCGGTGCCGTCCTCGCTGGCGTCAAACCCCTCGGCGCGCAGGGCGTGGAACACGTCGCCGGTGACGGCGACAGCCACCTGCCCGCCGCCGTTCGCGTGGCTGCCGGCGTGGCCCATCGCGCGCAGGGTTGGCGATAGCTCGCCCGCATCAGCGCCGTAGTCCTTGGATGAGAACGCCACCGCCTGCACCTCTGCCCGCGCCTCCAGCGTGTAGGCGTGGTCGGCCTGAACGCCGACACCATCGGGGCCGCTGTTCGGGTTGGTGCGGAGTGCGCCGGCTTGGATGGCGAATGCAACAGCCGGCGCGTGCGCCCCTGCGGCCAGCGGGTGGCACGGGGCGCCAGGCTGTGGGTTGCTTCTGTTGGTGGCGCTAGTGATCTGCGTGGTGTCGAAGGCGATGGCCACCGTTGCCGTGCCACCCTTCGTCCCGCACCCCATCGCGTGCGTCGTGCCGTCGGTGCTGCTGATGGGGGTTTGCGTGGGGTGGAACGCGATGGCCTGGACTAGGTGCGCGTTCCCGCCTGGCGAGTCGCCGCGGCTGCACAGGGTCTGCGCCACTTCGCCGGTCACGGACTGGTTGTAGGTGTCGAAGGCCACAGGCTGGGCGACAAAATTGCACGTCTCCCAGTCCTGCCGCTTCATTTCTCCGGCAGTGACACAGCGCGCAACGCCGTCTCCAGTGCTGCCGGCAGTGTCTTTCCTCGGTTCGCGGCTCGGCGGAGTATCCCGGCGCAGGCGGTCCCACTCAAAAAGTACCGATGCGGGACAGATCCCGTTTCGAGCACTTGCGACAACGAACACGCGCTTGCGGCGTTGGGCCAGTCCGAAATATTGGGCGTCCAGGGTCCGCCATGCGACTGCTCGCGTTGGTCCATACACAGCACCAGCGTTCGCCCATCGCCCCCCTGGTGGCTCCAGCGCGCCATCTTCTCCGGCAAGCCCTGCCAGAAAGCACCCGAATGCGTTGTCTTTGGTGCTGAGGACGCCGGGGACGTTTTCCCAGACGATGATGCAGGGGGGGGCGCCTCTGGCGGCGCGAACATGGTCAATTGCATTGGCGATCTCGCAGAAGGTCAGGGACAGGTTGCCGCGGGCGTCAGACAGGGACTGCCGCAGGCCGGCGACGCTGAAGGCTTGGCACGGGGTGCCGCCCGTGAACACGTCGGGCGCCTCGACCTCGCCGGTCAGGATGCGCCGGGTGATCGTGGTCATGTCGCCCAGGTTCGGCACGGTCGGGTAGTGATGGGCGAGAACAGCGCAGGGGAACGGCTCAATCTCGGCAAGCCATGCGGCCTGCCACCCCAGCGGATGCCACGCGACGGATGCGGCCTCAATGCCGCTGCACACGGAGCCGAAGCGCATCACCGGCTCCCGGTGACGTCGGCCCCTTCCTGCGGCTGCAGCACGCGCACGCGGGCGAGCTTCCCGTTGGCGTGCTGCAGCGCCTCGCGCAGAGCGTCAGCCCAGTCGGCGAGGTCGGCGTTGGTGATAGGCCCAGCCTTCAAGCCGGGCACGGCGACAGGCTCGGTCAGCTCGGCAGGCAGTCGCACGTACACCGGCACCCGGACCTCAACGGTCTCGGGCTTCACGGGCTTACTCGCGCAGGCTGCGAGCGACAGCGTCAGGGACGCGAGCAGAAGCCCACGCGGCAGCGGTTGGATCACGGTCATACAGAACCCCTCGGTCGATGCGACGACGATCCAGCTCCACACGCAGCGCGTCGCGTTCGCTGCGAAGGTCGGCCACGGCTTCCGCCGCTGCCTGCTGGTCCGCGGCTCGCCCCTCAGCGAGCTCACGGTTGGTTTCCTTGAGTTTGTCGATGACCGCTTGCGACGCGGCATTCGCGGCAGTCAGCTCGGCGACCTGCGCCTCGAGCTGCGCGATGCGGTCGGCGGCCTCAGCGCGCCCCGCATCATGGCCGGCGTCGTACCACCGCCAGGTCCAGACGGCGACGGCGCCGAGTAGCAGCAGCCCGACCCACACCTCGGCCGGAACGCGGCGCAGCAGGGCCAGCAGGACGGTCACGGCGCGCCCTCGACTGGCCGCTCCGGCGGGATCGGCAGGTTGTTCTTCCGCATCTCGTCTTCGAGATGGAAGATGCGGCTGCGCATGCGCAGGCCCTCAGCTTCCAGCTTGGTGACGCGCTCCGATAGGCGGGCGACTTCGGTGCGCAGGTTGTCGATGATGTCCTTCTCCGCTTGGTAGCCGGCAATGTCTGTGCCGTAGCCGTACTCCTCGGCCTGTCGACGTTGGCGGCCGTTGAACCAAGCCAATGCGCCAGTCAGTGCAGCGACGACGGCCGCGCCGATCGTCCCCCACATGCCAAGGTTCCCGCCACCGGTCTCGTCCATCACGCCCCACCCTTCACGGTTTCGACGGCCGAATCATACAGCGCCTGCCACGTTTGCGGGTGTGGTTGACCCGGTCGCCAGTTGCGGATGTAGTAGGCCCAGCCCATGCCAGCATGCCCGATCGGCGGCATCGGCTTGGAGTCGGTGAACAGCAGTAGGCGCGCGAAGATGGCGGCAAGCACGTCGTCCTCGGCGAGCTTTGCCCAGACGGTCGGCGAGTTCGGCCGGATGTCGCGAGTGGCGCAGACCTCCATGGCCAGACGGGACGATGCTGGGTGCGACAGCACGCCCTTGACACCGCCGCCCTGTTCGAACTGCCAGAACCCGCGGGCCGGGCCGGGCGGGCCGCCGCGACGGCGCGGGATTTGCACGCGATGCAGGAACCGGCTTTCCTGCAGGCCGATCGCCAGCAGCAGGACGCGCGCCTCGTCGGTGGCCATGCGCGCCGGAAGCTCGCGGAACGCGGGCTCGATCATGTCGGCAAGTACGGCGTGCAGGTTCGCGCTCATGCGGCGACGTCCTGCCCGCTGCCCAGTACCAGCTCGGCCGGCGTGAGTTGCACGCCAAGCTCGCGGGCGAGGCGCAGCAGCGGCTTGTGGTATCTCGACGGCACGAGGCCGCCGGTTCCCTTGGGCACGGGCTGCGACCAGCGCCAGACGGTGGACTCGGAGAGCTGCAGCGCGCGACAGACGACGGCGCGCGACAGGCGATAGTTGACCAGTTGGCCGGGAGTGATGCGGTTCATGCGCCAAGTATTGCGCGCACCGCAACGTGGCGTCAAGCGCTGATTCGGCGACGGCGGTGGACCACATCGCCACGTAGGCTGCCCCGGTATCGTCGGGGCCACACGGCGCAGTCACCCCGGCAGGATAGGACGATGAACGAGCCCCCCGGAACCCGGCGACCAGAGCCTGCGCTGCCGCTGTTTGCCCTTTGTCTTTAGGGCCGACACCTGCGGCTGGCCGCTCCACCCGAGCCGATGCTGCCCGAAGTGATGCGGCGATCGCAATAGGTGTTGACAACGGGTTATCAGTGCGCGCAGTATTGCGGTCAGCGCAACGCATCCCGCGGTGCGCGCAGCAGGAGAGTCCCATGGATCGCGAATTCATCACCCCATCCGACGAGGCGCAATGGCACGAGATGCGCGCCGCAGACCTCACGTCGACCGACGTGGCCGCGCTGTTCGGCCTGAGCCCGTACAAAACCCGGTTCGAGTTGTGGCACGAGAAGAAGTCCGGCGAAGTCGTGCGGATCAAGGACAACGACCGCATGAAGTGGGGCCGGCGTCTGGAGCCTGCCATCGCCTACGGCATCGCCGAGGACCGCGAGTGGCAGGTCGGCCCGATGAAGCACTATGGCCGCATCCCGGCCGAGCGGCTGGGCAGCAGCTTCGATTTCTACATCGCGCCGACCCGCGGTGCCATGGCCGAGGCCATCCTCGAGATCAAGACCGTCGACGGCCTCGCCTTCCAGCGCGGCTGGATCATCGAGGACGACTACGTCGAGGCCCCGGCCCATATCGAGCTGCAGGTCCAGCACCAGATGCTCGTCTCCGGCCTGCGCCGCGCGTACATCGGCTGCCTGATCGGCGGCAACCGCATCGAGGTTCTGGAGCGCGAGGCCGACGACCAGGTCCACGCCGGCATCATCGCCGCTGCCCGCGACTTCTGGTCCAGCATCTCGGAAGGCCGCGAGCCCTCGCCCGTCATGCCCGACGACGCCGAGGCGGTGATCCGCATGAACCAGCACGCCGAGCCGGGCAAGTTGATCGACGCCCGCGGTGATGCGGTGATCGCGTCGCTCGTTGCGCGTTACGCCGAACTGGGCCAGCAGGCCAAGGTCATCAGCGACGAGCGCGACGTGGTGAAGGCCGAGCTGCTGCAGGCCATCGGCGACGCCGAGAAGGTTCTGCTCGACGGCTACTCGGTGTCGGCAGGCTTCACCGGCCCGTCGGCTGGCACGCTGGTCACGCCGGAAATGGTCGGCACCTACGTCGGCGGGCGCTCGGGGTTCCGCAACCTGCGCGTGACGACGAAGAAAGCGAAGGTGGCGGCATGAGCGCGCGCGACGGCGGGCCGGCGTTTCCTTGCCAGTCAGTGACCACGCAGCACGGCGTCCTGCTCGGCGACATGGGCATGACCCTGCGCGACTACTTCGCGGCGAAGGCGCTGCACGGCCTGCTGCACGCAGAGACGAGCGCCGACTACTCGAACGAACACATCGCGGTCATCGCCTACATGCTGGCCGACGCCATGCTCAAGGCACGCGAGGCCGCGCCATGACGTACTACCGCTACATGGCCGCCGCCCACCGGCTGCAGGCGCAGGCGTATCGCGCCTACGCGCTGGCCGCCAGCGTCGACCACCACCTCACCGAAGCCGGTCGACGCGACAAGGTCGACCACTTCGCCCAAGCCTCGGCGGAATACGACAAGCTCGCCGACAGTTACACCACCATGGAGACCGCAGCATGAGTACCCAGATGACCCCGGTGCAAAGCGTCTGCACCACGATCGCCAGCCCGCAGTTCAAGTCGAATCTCGAGCAGGCCCTGCCGCCCAACGTCAGCATCGACCGCTTCATCCGCACGGCACTGACCGGCATCCAGCAGAACCCCGCCGTGTGTGAGGCCGACCGCCAGTCGTTGTACCTCGCCATCCAGCGGTGTGCCGGCGACGGCCTGCTGCCCGACGGACGCGAGGCCGCGCTCGCCATCTATGGCGGGAAAGTCAATTACATGCCGATGGTCCTCGGCATCATCAAGCGCCTCGCCACCGCCGGCATCACGATCGACGCGCAGGTCGTCAAGGAACACGACGACTTCGAACAGGAGTTCGGCGACGACGCGCGCATCGTCCACAAGGCCCCGCGCCTCGGCCAGCCGCGCGGCCCGCTGATCGGCGCGTATGCCATCGCCAAGCTGCCGAACGGCATGGTGATGCGCGAGGTCATGGACAAGGACCAGATCGAACAGGTCCGCACGTCGAGCCGCAGCGCGAACGCCGGCCCGTGGAAACAGTGGTACGACGAGATGGCGCGCAAGACCGTGCTGCGCCGTCTGGCGAAGCGCCTGCCGATCATCGACGCCAGCGTGGCCGACACGATCAACGCCGACGACGACCTGATGGACTTCGCCGCCGGCAATGCTGGCCCGGGTGACAGCGCGCCCGCGCCGGCACAGACGTACCCCCAGCAGCCCGCCGGCCCGCGTCGACCGCGTGGCCTGCACGTCGTTGCCGCTGCAGCCGAGCAGGCTGACGACGTGATCGAAGGCGAGTCGCACACCGTCGACCGAGAGCGTGATCCGCCCTTCGACGAGTCAAGCGATGCAGCGACTGGGGCGGGGGATTTCTAATGCCCTCCAAGACCCCGCCAAGCATGAAGCGCGCCGACTACCTGCAGATGCACCGGGAGCGGCGCGAGCTGATCGTCGCCGCGGTCAAGGCTGGCACCAAGACCTACCGCCAGATCGCCGCCGAGTTTGAGATCTCCGGCGCGCGCGTCGCGGAGCTGGCGAAAAAGGCCGGCGTCGCGCGCAAGCTCAACCAGTAGCAATCTGAACAAGAGGCCGCCGCAGCAGTGCGGCGGCCCTCTTACGCCTCGGCCTTGAAGGAAATGCCATTCAGCCCGGCCTGATTCGACGGGGCTACACTGATGAACACGTCGCCGTTCGGGCGAATCTCGCAGGCAGCGAGGCCGCTGGTGCCGGCGCTCGCATAGGTGCCGAAGTTGGCCGGCCGGTAGCCCGCCGGCAGGTTGAACGCGACCGAGCCCACGGTGCCAGTGATGAGGTTCCCGCGCAGGTGCACGACGTTGTTTTCGTCCTTGCGATACCCGGCCGGGTTGTAGTTGGCCTGATTCGCCCAGGAGTTGAGCAAGGCCGGAGCGGTCCAGTTCTGCACCGGCATGGTGCCGGTGCCGGTCTTGTAGTTCGCGCCGATCTCGAAGTCGACGAGGCCGGTGCCGATGCTGACCGTCTGGTCGAAGATCGTATTCGCGCGGAATGCGCCGCCGTTGATGTTGGCCAGCGACAGGATCGCGCCGCCGCCCGTGCCGAGCGCGCACCAGTTCGACTCGATGAACACCTGCCGGCAGGTGCCGAGGAATTCGAAGAAGGCGTTGCTCTGGTACTCCATGTAGTTGTTGCGGATCGACACGGAGTTGCAGTTGTTCAGTCGGACGTTCGAGCCGCAATACTCGAAGTTGTTGTTGTCGATGACGAGGTTGTCGGACAGCACGTCGAAGCGAACGCCCTGCGCCTGGCAGGTGAAGAAGTTGTTCCGCTCGATCACCGCGTTGTGGCAGGCCGTCGTGGCGATGAAGCCGTAGAGGCTGCACACGTCGAACACGTTGCCCGTGACCTCGATGGCGAACGAGCTGACCGACTCGATGCCGTAAACCTGATTCTGGAACACGCAATCTTCGATGCGTGCCGTGTTGCAGTTCTGCAGCCGGATGCCGCTCGACGTGCCGCCGTCGGGACCTTGGAAGAACAGCGACTTGATGATCGTGCGCGTCGAGAAGATCGTGCCGCTGCCGCAGTTGAGGATCGGGCCGCCAGCGCCTGAAAACAGGCGCAGCTTGCTCGCGTCGCCCTCGCCGCGCAGCGTGATCGACTTGGAGTTCGGCACGTTGATGCCGACATTGAACCGGTACGTGCCAGCCGGGAAGAACACCTCGGCGCCGTTGGTCAGGCTGGCCGCGTAGTCGATGGCCGCCTGCACCGCCGCGCGGTCGTTGGTGATGTTGTCACCAGTCGCGCCGAAGTCCTTGACGCTCACGACCTCACGAAACTTGTCCTGCGCCGTGCGCTGCACAGCGCCAGAGCCGGCCGGCTGCCACACCATGACGCTGGCATCCGTCGCGCCTGCGGCCGTGCCGTAGCGCGCGAGAACGACCTCGCCGCCGGTCATTGCCCCGGTCAGCGTCATCGTCGTGCCAGACAGCGTGTAGTCGTCCACCGGCACCTGCGTCACGCCGTCGATGCTGACGTCGAGATTGCCGAGCGCGCCGGGATCGGCCGCCAGCGTGAACGCGGTCTGCCCCGGGTTGGCGACGAACCGGTCGTAGCGGAAGTTCGCGAACGCGACGGTCGTGGCAATGTCGGCCGGCGTGTAGTAGCGCGAGGCCGTGCCGTCGGCATTGACGCCAAACAGCGAGCCGGGAACGGGCGGCCCCGGAAGTTGCGCGGAGAACGAGATCGGCGTGGTGATCGGGAACGTCACCGTTCGGCCGATAGTCTCGGAGATCTGCTGCACCTGCATCGTCGCCCGGTCGAACGAGCGCTCGATGGTCGACGGATAGAACGAGCCTTGATTCTTGTAGTCCGTCGGCTGCGTGTATTGCACGAACCGCTGGATGACGAGCTGGCCAGCGACCGCTGCAGGGGTCAACAGCGTGACGTTGCCGCCCGCGTCCTGACCCTCGCCGAACACCGAGTAGTCGACGTTCAGCACCAGCGTCGTGATCGCCCCGTCGGTCGGCTGGAAGCTGACGACGAGGTCGCCCTTGTTGATGATCGGGAACGTGAACGGGAACACCGTCTGCCCGACGACGACGTTGTAGACGTTGCGAGAAACGGTAGAGGCGACGGTCATGGGGTCACTCCGGGGTTCGGGGTCATGTTATCACTGGTGTTTGGGCGGGGGGCCATAAACGGCAATCCGCGCCAGATCGGTCTTTTCCATCTCAGGGTCGTCAAGTACCGACTCGACCGTCCGCGTGGTGATGCGGACCTGAGACGCCGGCGCGCCGACGATCGGCCCGAGGATCGAGAACATGTCCCGGGTGGCGTCAAGGTAGTCGACGTCGCCGGTCTCCATGTAGGTGCCGACGTTGTCGCCCAGCGACTGGAAGGCCCGGCCCATCTGAATGACGGCCTGCGTGGTCGGCGCGGCGCGGGGGTTGACGGGCTTGTCGGTGATGGCGGCCTCGCCGATCGCCGTCAGGTCGCGAAGGTAGGGCAGCGTCATGACCGGGAACAGGCCGACGTTGACGGCCAGCCAGCGCGCCCAGTCGCCCGCCCCGATCTCCTCGTCGTCGTCCCCATCCTCGGGGCCGCGGCCGGCGGCCAGGGCGAAGATGGCCGGCGCGAGGAACACCTGAATCAGCAAGGTCGACGCACGGGCGCCGACCCGCTGGGTAGCCCCCTCGCCCCGGGCCATGGCATACAGGCGGCCGAAGATGACGAACATCGGCCCCATGAACTGCCGGGCCTGCTTGAACTGGGAGTCGCGTTCGAACGTCGAGACGTCCTTCCGGCCGCTGGCCGTCTGGGTTTGGCGCACGGCCTTGTCGGCCATCAGCACGGCCTGGGCCTCGGACTCGCCCGCGTCGAGCGCCTGCTGGTAGCGGCCCCACCACAGCGCCCGCGTGACCTCGGCGTCGGCGGCCCGGTGCAGGGCCATCATCATGCGGCGGTAGGCGGGGCCCCAGCCGCGCTGGCCGGCAAGGCGCTCCAGCTCCTGCTGGAACTGGAAGTCGGTCTCGTTCAGGCGCTGGGCCATAAACCCCGACTTGGCCACGATGGCCTCGGTGGTCTTGGTGCGGCCGGTCTCGAGCGCCCACCAGCCGCGCATGAGCGCCTTGACGCCGACGCGGTCGAGGCCCTGAATCGTCGCCGAGGTCAGGTTGCCCAGCGCGATGTCGGGACGGATGGCCAGCGCTGCGACTGACGTGTTGGTCAGCAGGGTGTCGAGCCCGCGCGCCCAGCGGGCAGCCACGCGCCCGGCGACGGCCGACGACGCCGACACGGCATAGGACAGCGAGCCGCGCAGGTTGTCGTAGCCCTCGCGCCCGACGCGAAGGATCAGTTGCTCCTTGATCTCGTTGTCGGACAGGATGCGGTTGATGTCGCGCACGGCCTCGCGGTGCGACAGGTCGGTGATGACGTGGTCCATGTGCCGCGACATGACCGACGCGAAGTCGAGTTGAAGCGGTGACTCGAACGACTCGACGCGCGCCTTCTGGTAGCCCTTGGGCGTGAACGCCTTGGTGAAGCCGGCGCCCATCATCACACGCATCGCGTCCGCACCGTCCTGCGTCTCGCCGACCGTCGACCGGTTGGCGTCGTAGACCAGCGGCCAGTAGCCGCCGCGCAGGGTGACATTCTTGCCGTCCTTGCTGACGACGCTCGCCTCCTGCGGGCTGACCTTCTCCGGCGGCAGGCCGGACATGCGCCGCTGCAGGTTGACGATGTCGGGCCACAGCGAGTCGACAGCGTCCCACATGCCCTGCACGAACTGCAGCTCGTCGGCGCGCAGCTCGGACAGGATCTGTTTGACCTCGCCGGTGTTGAGCTTGACGCGCCGGCTGCCGTCGACGATGCCGCCGTCCATGAGGCGCTGCAGGTTGGACGCGTTGCCCGTATTCAAAGCGATGCCGATCAGCGTCGCGCGGCTCACCGTGAGCTTGCCGCCGAGGATCGTGACCTTGTCCTGCAGAGTCTTGAACGCTTCCGGCGTCTCGGCACGCAGGGCCTTGAGCTTGGTGCCCAGCTCCTTGCGGTACTCGACGGCCTTGTTCTCGGCGTCCTGCATCACCGTCCAGACGTAGTCGTGCCACGGCCCGGTCTCGCCGCCGTCCAGCGCCTCGATGACGTTCTCCGGCCGGTTCAGGTTCGCCAGCGCACCGACGACGCCGCGGCGCGCAGCCTCGAGGTCGCCGACGTCACGACGCGAAACCTCGCCGCCGACGGTCTCAGGTAGCGAGTCCTGCATGCGGGCCAGCAGGTCCGTGCGAGCCTCGTCCCACTCGCGCCCGTCACGCGCCGCCGTCAGTTTGTTCTTGATCTTCGCCAGGTGCTGGATGTTCTTGAGCGCGTCCATGGCGGCGTCGATCTCGGCCACCTTCGCCTCGCGCCAGTTGGTGACGCGCTCGGCCTCGACCCGGGCCAGCAGTTCCTCGCTGATCGCCGTGATCTCGCCGGCCTCCTGCTGGGCCTCGACCCACGACCGCAGCGACTTCTTGCGCTCGAGGTCCTTCACCGACATGCGGCGCAGGTCGAAGGCGGCGAGGATCTGGTTGACCTTGTCGAGATAGCCCTCCCAGCCAGCGCGCGCCAGACGCTCCTGCGCGGGCTTCTTTGCCAGACGCATACCCTCGTCGCGGAAAGCCTCGGCGCGCTCCTTGGCGTCCGTCTCCGCGCGATAGTGCAGCGATGCCATGAGCGCGTTGCGGCGGGCCTGAGCGGCGGCCAGCTTGTCGCCCTTGCCCAGCGCGATCGCGGCCTTGCGGTTCTCCCGCATCTCGACCTGCTTGTGGCGGTGCGGCGCGAGCGCCTTGACCGACTTCTCAGACACCAGCCGGCCGACGTACTCCTTGAGCGGGGCCAGCGCCAGCTTGCGCCCGCCGACTAGTGCATTGATCTCGCGGACCATGACCTCCTCGGCGGCATCGGAGTGCAGCGCACGGGTGACGCGCGCCTCCAGCTCGCCGTCGAGCATCGGGTCGGGGTTGCGCTCCTGCCAGCGGCGCAGCGCCTCGGCCTCGATGGCGTCCTTTTTGCTCGGCTTGGACGCAATGGCGTTCAGCATCTCGACCGTGGACTTGAAGCCCAGCACCGAGGCGGCCATGTCGGGATGCACGCCACCCTCTTTGGTGTGCATGCCGGTCATGTTCTTCTTGACCCACTCCTTGCCCTGCATATCGGTCAGGGCGCGGGTGTCGAGCTTGAACGCGCGCTCGCCCTCGGGCAGCGGCGAGCCGTCGGGCATGGTGCCGCGGCGCAGGATGAAGATCGCACGCCAAGCCGGGTCGTCGTTCAGGTCCTTCTCGACCTGCGCGCGCAGCTCCTTCATCTCGGCCGACTTCGCGCGCTCGACCTCGCGCTTGGCGTAGGCGAACTGGACCGCGCCCTCCTGCTCGATGGCCGACTGGCGGGCAGCCTGCACCGCGAGCTGGTAGCGGCGGAACTCGTCGTCGGACATGTCGCCCTTCTCGGCCTCCGACAGCAGCGGGATCATGCCGAGATCCTGGCGCACGGCGTCGATCTCCTCGTCGGTCGCCAGCATGCGGTCGAAGTACGCGCGCACCTCGGGCGTCAGGTTCGCGTTGGGCAGGCGCGCGATGGTGCGATAGATGCGCGTCAGCCATTCGCGGAACGACTGGAACGCACGCTTGAGGCGCGGGCTCGGGGCCTTGCCTTCGCGAAGGTATGCCTCGAAGGTCTCGGCGAACGCCTCATGCTGCTCGCGCTGAATGGCATCGAACGAGTCCACGCCAAGGTGCGCCAGCAGCCGCGCGTCGTCGTCGACAATGCGCTGCTGGTCCGCCGTGCGGTCAGCCTCGGGGATAGCCGCGACCTGCGCGTTCACCTGCCGGCGCAGTTCGAGGAACATGTGCGCCGATTCGTGCAGGAACGTCGACTTGTCGGCCTTGTTGCCAAGCGTGATGATGTAGCGATCGAACCCTCCCGGATAGCCCGGCACGATGTTGATGCTGCCGCGCTTGGTGTCGTCGAGGGTTTGGGAGAGAGTCGACGGGTCCTCAAGGTCGAACGAGCCGTCGTTGTTGGTCGCCGACTTGATCTGGTTGGACGAGAACACGACGTAGGTCGTGGTCGCCTTGGTGCGCGCGGTGTTGTTGTAGTCGTCGCGGACGTTGGTGATGATGACGCCATCGTGGCCGCCCTGCCGCGCCTGATTGATGACGTCAGTGCTGCGCCCGCGCTGCTGCGCGCTGCGCCAGTCCTTGCCGCCGCCGTCGATGACTAGCGGGTTCATCATCTTCACGAACCCGTCGATGATGGCCGGCTCGGCGTTCTGGTAGTCGAAAGCGCGCTTGGGGTCGGCGTAGGTCTTGGCCGTCGAGTCGCTAGTCGAGAACCAGAACGCGCGGTCGCTGCCGTCGGTCGGCATGCCGAACTTCTCGCGCTGGCCCTTGAAGATACCGTCGGACTCCATGAACCGGCCGTCAGGCGTGCCGTGCAGAGCGCGCACGACGACAGGCTCGCCGGTCTTGTAGCCGTGGCGGTCGGCATCCGCGCGCTGCACCAGCGGCGCGCCCTCGCTCCACCGCTTGAACTCCGGCGTCTGCGTCTGGTCGGCGGGCTGCTGCCGTGCCAGCTCACGAGTCAGCGTCACCTTGCCCTCGCCGGGCAGGTCGACCAGCGGGGAGACCAGCACGCGCACCGTGTCGCGGCCAGCCTCACGCGCGGCCACCAGCCGTCGATGCCCGTCCACCAAGCGGATGCGGCCGTCCTCCATCTCCACGGCGTACAGGTTGGGTGCCTGCTCGCCAGCGGCCAGTCGCTCGGCATAGCCCTGCACGAACGACCGCTTCTCGGGACCGACGTTGCCGTCACCATCCAGCTCTGGCGCGACAATTTCGGAGATCAAGATCTCGCGCACCTGAGCGACCGGACGGCCTCGGTTATCGGGCACGTCCTGCTCGACCCAAGCGCCAACAGGTGCGAAATCTGCCTCGGATGCGGGCAGCGGGTTCGCAGCGCTGCTACCGGGCTGCGTCTGCTCGGCGGGCTGGGATTGATAGAACGTCCTCACATCCGAGATCGCGCCCTCGTCCCAGATGACGTAGTTGCGGCTGCCGTCGCCAACGCCGCGGCTCGTCCCGTCGAGGTAGCGGAGGCCGGGGATGCCGCGCGAGAGAAGGAACTCGGAAGCCACCTTGCGAGGATCGCCTCGCCCGACCGGAATCTCTAGGAGGTTTTCGCCCCAGTTCCAAAACGCCGCAGGACGTCCAGCATCTCGGGCGCTAGAGATCGCCTTCGCCAGCGCTAGGTAAATGGTCTGGCCGGTCGGATTGCTGAAACCCTCAACGGGGAATACGCCCTCCAGCGCCGCCCGCACCTTCTCCGGCTGCTCACTCAGCGGCGCATCCCAGTCCAGCAGATCGCCGTCGTCGGGGATCTCGGCGGCGTAGAGTTGGCCCTGCATGGCAGCAGCCGCGTCTTTCAATTCCGGCGAAATGTCGTAGTTCTCAGGGCTGCCGAACAACGCATTCAGGGCTTGCGACGGGTAGTCAAAGCCAAGCCATCCGTCATCGTTCAGGGCCTTGATGACTGCAGCCATATCCGCAGGCGCTTCGCCGCTATTGGACCACTCAAGTGCTTCGTCAGTGTCGGCGCGATCAGGCATAGCGTCGCGGAACTTCTGCACCATGTCTCGGTGCGACAGCCCCTTCCGATACCACTCCGCAATCTCCCGCTTGCCGGCGAAGTACAGCCCCCACCCGTAAGCCTGCGCGCCCTCGCCCGTGCCGATGGCCTGGAGCTTGAACCCCTCGCGCTCGATGCCCCGATGCGGCGAGCCATGGAACACCGACTGGAACATCATGCGCGGGTCTTTCTTCGACCACGTCCCACGATTCGCCGTCGACTTGACCTGCGTCGGCTCGAACGCGACCCACGCGTTCTGCTCGGGAATCCACACGCCGTCGAAGCCTTGCGACTGCAGCATCATGCGAGTGAGCGCAGCCTCGGCAGCGTCCTCGAAACCCTGCGCCTCGTCCAGCGTCATCGTGTACGGGTTCTGGATCGACAGGTAGACCTCGAGGACCACCGCGTCGGCGGGCACCCCGTTGGACGCCTTGTCGGCATAGCCCTCGGCACTGCGCCGGCTCGGCGTGAAATAGAACCCCAGGCCGCTGCTCGCGTGCCCGGTGCCGGATGCCAGCAGGCGGCGATCGAACGCAGCGAACTCCTCGCCCGTGCCGTGGTAGACCACGGTCGGCGTGCCGTCCGGGTTCGCCACCTTGGACTGCTGGAACCACTCCTTGAACGCCTCGGAGTCGGTCGGCGCGGCCTGGTCGAACTCAGTGCCGCCCTCGTCCGCCACCCGATCCATGCCCAGCGCGCGGCGCACCGCGGCGTTGTCCATGGTCTGCAGTTGCTCGCGGCCGATGCCCAGCTCCTCGAGGATGCGGCCCAGCTCGTTCGTCGACTCGTTGAACGCAGCGCGGTCGACGCTGAACCCTTCCGGCGAGAACGCAGGCGTCTCGCCGAGGTCGCCGATCAGCAGGTCGATGACCGTGTTGACGTCAGCGCCGTCGGCGTCGTACTCGCCCGCGTTCTCCGTGGCCGTGCGCTGGATGAACCCGTTGTCGATGGCGATCTCCAGCGCCTGATCGACGGTCATGCCGCCCTGGCGCAGCAGGCCGCGACGCTGGGCATCCTGCGCGCGCAGGTCGCCGGCACCGAACGCAGCCGGGTCGATGCCGCCCTTGGAGCGGATCAGCTCGATCAAGCGCTGGCCGTTGACCTCGCGGTCGGAGAACAGGCGGCCGGAGCGCAGCGCCTCGATGGCGCCGTCGACGACAGCGTCCACGTTGCGGGCATCGGCCACGCGCTGCACCGAGTCCGGGGTGTCGCGACGGATCGTGAACCGGGGATCTTCCGGCGTGCCGGCAAGCTGGTCCAGCGACATGCCGGAACGCACCACGGCGGTGCGGAAGTACGACGCGAACAGCTCGGCCTGCTTCTCGGCCACGTCGGGCGTCGCGCCCGCGGACTCGACCTGGTTGCGGGCGAACTCGTAGATCCAGTTGGTCGGGTCGTCAGCGGGGCGGCCCTGCGCGCCCGTCGCCTCAATGAAGTCGCGCAGCGCCTGCTCGCGGTCGAAGTTGACGGCCTCGTCCAGCGGCATGCCGCCCGGCGTGAGGCGGGCGACCTTCTTGGCGGCCGACCGCTGCTCCGGCGTCAGCGCCGTGAAGAACGCCTCGATCGGCACGCGCACCTGACCATTCGACAGGGCGGCCGACGTCAGCTCGGCACTGTCCACGCCAAGCGGCTCCAGCGAGTCGCGCAGTTGCTCGTCGGACTGGAACAGCTCACGAAACCGGTCGACCGGTAGGTAGACGTCCGAGATGCTGGAATTCTTGAGGCGGGCCAGCACGTCGCGCAGGCGCTCCGGCGACAGTTCGGCCAGCTTTAGCCCGCCGATCGCCTTGTCGATCTGCTCCAGCGTCTCGGCTTCCTGCACCGCCATGTCGGCGTCCTGCTGGGCCCGGGCCACATGCACCCCGCCGCGGAAGATCATGCCGACGCCGAACGCCGCCAAGCCCTCGCGCTCCAGCCCTTGGAACATGTCGAACGAGTCGTCGACGAGGGCCTTGGTGATGGCGTCCTGCAGCACTGCCTCGGTCACTTCCTGCCCGGCCTCGCCAGCGCCAGCCAAAAGGATGTCGGCCACGCGCTTGTTCAGCGCGGCCTTGGCCGGCTCCGGCAGGCGCCGCATGAGGAAGCCCAAGCCCATGCGCTCGGTGACGGCGGTGACGCCAGCGCCCAGAGTCTGTGCGGCATCCGACGACGCGGTGCCGTAGGTGCCAGCCGCCTCGGCCCGGTCGGCCTGCGTGTCGACGCCCTGCGTCGCGCCGAGGCCCAGCACGCCAGCGCCGCCCGTGAAGTAGGCCATGGCAAGGTAAGGACCCAGCGAGCCCAAGCCCGACGCGATGTCGGTGCCGAGGTTCTGGCGCGACTCGTCGACCGCGATGCTCTCCTGCGCGAACCCCTCGATGGCAGAGCCCACCGAACGGATGCCGCCGCCGACCAAGCCGAACGGGTCCTCGACCCAGTCGGGCAGGATGTCGCGCATGGCTTGGTAGTTCGCGGCGTACTGGTCGCCGAGGTCATCGGAGAAAATGCGCCAGAAGCCCTCGCCCATGCCAGCCGAGAAGTCCTGCGCGCGGCGAATGTTGCGCCCGCCCATATTCAGCACTTCGCCGCCGCCGGAGATCGCCGAGCCCACGCCCGACACGACACCGGAAACGAGCGACTGCGCGCCGTCAGCGACGTACCGGAACGCCGGGGCGGTGATGAATGCCTGCTCGAGCAGCGACAGCCCCTCGATGTCCTCCTTCGCCACGGCCGCGGCATCGGGGTCGCCGGCCAGATACTCAGCCGTGCGCGGCGCCTGCGTGGCGAACTGATCCATGCGCGCCATCGTTTCCTGCTCGCGCAGGTCGTCGATGCGCCGCTCGGCCGTGCCCGTGGGCAGGCCGTACTTGACCGCCAGTCGCTCGGCCTCGGCCACCAGCGCAGGATCGCGGCCGGCGTTGATGCGGGTGTTCGCGCGCAGGCCCGTGCGAACAGTGTCGCCGACCTCCTGCTGCGCCTGCTCGAAACTCAGGGAACCGTCGCCAGACTCGGGCTGACTGCTCGACTGAGCCAGCGCATCCTCGAAACTCAGCGACCCATCGTTCGGCGCGACCGGCATCATTGGCCTCAATTGTTGGTTGACTGGTTGGCGGGCCGCAGAACGCTTCCGTCCCACACCATGAAGCCTCGCCCCGGGACAGAGTATAGCTGGCCCGTGACCAGATCAGCCCGCGACGACGGAAGGCGCGGCGCCTCGAACCCGTAGGTGACGGGGTTGCTCCAGAACCCGTCTACCACGCCCTTCACCAGCAACCGGTCGGCCATGTCCTGCACCTCGGCGGCGTTGGGCATCTTGCCGTTCGTCTCGGTGAACGTGGCCACCTCGGCCGCCAGCGAGTCGCGGAACTGGTTGACCGCGTCCTCGCGTCCCGACTTCGGCTTCAGCGGGTCAGCCACGCGCTCCGGCCGCTGGGCGTAGCCGATCTGCACCATGGCCGCCCGGGTGATCTCCTCCTGCACCTGCCGGGACTTGACGAACTCGGACTCCTGCCCGGCGCGCAGCTCGCGGCGCGCGGCCAGTAGGCGGTTGTAGTCGTCGTCGTCCAGCGCGCCCCGATGCTCCTCGAGGAACCCCGGCTTGATGAAATGCTGCGGGGTCAGCACGGAGATGTCGGCCAGCTCGTTGTAGGCCGTCCGGTCGCTGGGCACGCTCTCGCGCCGCGCCCGCTCGTAGTTCTCGACCTTCACCAGATCCAGCGGGTTGATGCCCGACCGCATCTCCGGGGTCATGCTGGCGATCGTGCCGCCGCTCTGGATGTGCGCGTATGCCTGCTCCAGCGTCGCCTCGCGCGCCTCGGCCTCGGCCACCGCTTGGGCGCGCAGCACGCTCGAAGCCTTGGACTCGGCCAGCCGGCGCACGTCCGGGTCGGTCTCGGTGGCCAGCGCGCGCATGACGTCCGCCTCGCTCGGGCTGCTCGTGGCAGCCTGCTCGAACTTGGCGACGCGCGCTTCCCAGCCGGCGGCGTACTGCTGGTACTTCTCGGGGTCCTGCTCGACCAGCTTGGCATAGTGCTCGCGGCGCAGGCGGGCATAGACGACCGGGTCGCCGCCCGACTCCACGATCCACTTGCGGGCATTCTCCGGCCCTTGGTTGACCGCGGCGTCGAAGGCCATGCCCTGCAGTGCCGGCGGCAGGGAGTCGGCGTTGATCGCGTCCCAGTAGCGCTCGCGATACAGCTCCTTGGCCTTCTCCGGCGTCAAATTCTTGACGTCGACGTCTGGGTTGGCCGTGATGTTGATGCCGAAATTCGTCTCGCCCTTGCCGGCGTCGTCCGCCACGTAGCCGCCCTCGACGGCCAGCACCTGCTCGACGACGTTGTCGAACCCGCCGGCACCGTAGAGCGCGCGGGACACCAGCGCGTCAGCCCTCACCGTGTTGCGGGCCTCGCGGATGCGCGGCTCCAGCCGAACGACCTCGCCGGCCGTCAGCCTGCCTTTCATCGAGTCGAAGTAGGTCACGGCAGCGGCCGGGTCCTCGACCATGAGCCGATCGACGACGCCCGAGTAGACGCGGCCACGAGCCTCGGCCAGCGCCGCGTTGATGACGACCGGCGACGCGCCGCGCATCTCGGGCATGGACAGCACGCCGCGCGCCGCGCGCTCGGCCTCGAGGTCCACGCGCTCCGGGTCGGTGTAGTTCGCCGCCGCGGACTGCACGGCCGTCGACACGTAGGCTTTCGCCTCGTCGGAGTAGAACCGCTCCGACTCGTTCAGCACATGGCGCGACAGACCGCGCTGCAGGTCGGTGCGGCGCCCCTGAGCCTGCCGGCGGAACGCCTCGCGCTGGGCCGGCGTGAGCCGCCCCTCGATCTGGCCGACCTGCTGGTCCCACTGCGGGAACACCTGGTCGGGCAGGCCGAACGCGTCGCGGCCTCGCTTGGCGTAGGCCCCGTTCTCCGGGTCGTTGAACAGGGACAGTTCGAGGTCGGCGAGTTGCCGGTCGGCGTCCATGAGCGCCGCGACGTCGGCCTTTTCCTGCTCCTGCTGGGCGAACTGGCCGAGCATGCCGCCGACCTTGCCGACGGACTGGGCGATGCCCGCGCCAAGCGTTTCTGGCGTGGTGAAATTCTGGATGCGCGCGCTGGGCAGATTCGAGACGCCGACCTGCTGCTGGTACTGGGGGACGCGAGGCATCGGTCAGCCTCCCAGCGTCATGCGGTTGCCAGACTTGTCGAGCCGGCCGGGGTTGTAAGGCTTGAGCGTCGCCGGCGTCGACTTGGCGCCGAACATCCCGCCCGAGTACGCCTGCCCGACCATGCTCGCGCCCGTGGTCAGCAGGGTGCCGATGGCCTGATTCCGGCCTGCCGCCCGAGCCGCGCGCCCGCGGTTGGTCTGGTTCACTGCATCCACGTCGAAGCCCCACGCCTGCCGCAGCGCGTTCGCGCGCAGGTTCAGCGCGTCAGCCGCGCCGAAGCCGGCGGTCTCAGCCTGCAGGTCCAGCGCGGTGCCGGTGTTGACGTCGAGGCCGTTGGCAGCGATGGCCGCGCGTTGGCTGCCAAGCGCCGCACGGACGCGCCGGAGTTGCCGCTCCTCCTCGACGTTGCCGATCTGCTTGGCTTGCTCGGCCTGGTTCCGCGCGACGGCCGCGTTCTGATCGGCGGCGCGCTGCTCGGCTTTTCCGGCCTCGTTCGCTGCAGCAGCGCCATACAACCCCGATGCGCCGGTCAGGGCCAGCGAGGCCATAAGCAGGGTGGTCGGTTCACACATGGCTCACCTCGAGCTTGAAGGGGCGGAACGGCACGCCGTCGGGGCCGTGCGGACGAGGGTCGCCGAGCGTGAAGCCCAGCCACTCCAGCCAGCGCTTGCTCGCCTCGTTTCGGTCGTCGACGTTGTTCACCAGCGTAGGATACACGCGCAGCATCTTGCCGACGTAGGGCCGGCAGCGGCGCAGGAAGGCGGCCGGGCGGGCGACCAGCTCGTCGGTGCCGAGCAGCCAAGGGGTGCCCACTCCGGCCACCATGTTCAGCGGCGCGACCCCGAACACGCACACCGGGATGTCGTGATACAGGCCAGCCCATGCCGACGTCGACACGCGCAGCGCCTCGGTCGTCGCCTGCCATGGCGTCGAATGGGACGATGCCCAGACTTCGGCCCGGTCAGCCTCGCGCATATGCTCGGCCACCTGCAGCGCGTGGTCGAACGTAGCCTTGACGACGCGGACGGTCACAGGTCCCCCATGGTGACGTCGGGGATGACGCCGAGGATGGCCATGGGCAGCGGGTCCTTCTGCCGGATGCAGACACGGCCGCGCTCGGCCCACGACCCGGAGATCCACACCTGCAGGCAGCCGTTCTGGATCTCGGCAGGGTCGACCGTCGGGCCGGCGACACGCGGCTCCCACTCCTCCAGCGAGTCGAAGTCGGGGCCGCCGAACAGGCTGCGCGTATCCTGAACGATGACGCCGAGCCGCTTGATAAGCTTGTTCTGCATGCGCGTCGTCTGGCCGCCGGGGACGTTGATCTCCAGCGTCTCGATGTCGCACACGTAGCGCAGGCCGGCATGCACCAGCACGCCAGGCTCGTCCAGCGTGATGCTGCCCGACGCCACGACCTTGTCGTCCTGCACGAACCCGTCGCACAGCACGCCGACCGTGCGGCCGTTGAGATGCGACAGCCCGGACAGAGTATCGCGGGCGAACCCCCAGTCGGTCGTCGCGGCATTCCGCAGCGTCGCCGGGATCGGGGTCACGATTTGCGCCGTCACCACCGTCGACGACGTGAACTCGGCGATGCGTAGGCGGGCGTTCGACCCGGCCATGTAGCCCAGCACGATGACGTCGTCGATGTCGCCCGATGCGAACGTCGCGGCGCTGGCCGTCAGCGTGACGGTCTGGCCCACGTTCCACTCGGTCGCGGTCGCGGTCATCGTCGTGGCCGTCGTATTGCGGCCGTCGTAGGTCAGGTGCGAGTCTAGGAACTTGCCCTCGCGCACATCGGTGATGAGGCGCGACGACAGGCGCTCGATGTAGCGCTTCTGCTGGCCGCCGACCGTGCGACGCACGACGACATAGACGGAGTCCTCGCCGCCCTCGGGGATGACCGTCACGGACTCGACGAACCCGTCGATCTCCATGGGCGTCCAGCCCACAACGCTCTGGTCCTTCATGTACGTCAGCGCCAACAGCACGCCGTCGGAGCGCACCGACCACACCATCGAGTACGGGACCTGCTGGTATTCCCAGTCGACAATCGGCTTGCCTTCGGTCAGGTGCGACGCGAACACCGTCAGGTCGTTTCCGGTGTAGCCGTCAGACTCGAACTGGTAGCCGATGTCGCGCACGATGTAGCCGCGGTTCTGCACGAACAGCGCCGTGTTGCCAATGACCAGCGCGGGCAGCTCGGCGCTGCCGTGGTAGCTCTGCGGCTTGAACCCGATAGTCGTCGGCGTGAGAACGTCGTCTTGACCGCCCGTCGTTTTCCACTCGCCGCCCGTCGTCATTAGGATCATGTTCGACAGCGGCACGATGTCGGTGACGCGGTTCACCTGCCGAGCGTTCAGCGTCGCAGCGATCGTGTCGTCGTCGACGCTGGGCACGGTCTTGCCGAAGTCGACATAGTTGCCGATCTTGGAGAACCACGTCGTCTGAGGCTGGTCACGCGTTGCAGCGAACACCAGCCGGCCGCCGAAGAACTCGACCTCGGCCGGATAACCGAACTTAGATCCCCATGCCGACAGCGCGAACACGTCGGTGTTGCCGCCCAGCGTTGGGACAGCGAACTCCTGCACAACGATGTTGTTCGTGCCCGTCGGCGGGGCCTCGAAGAACGTGATTTGGTCAAGCGTTGCGTCGATAACCCATCCCTGACTCATAGCCTGTTTCCTTTTCTCCAGTTGGCAATGGCAGGAATAACGCGAAGATTCTCAGGAACATGGAGCCCAGACACGATTCTCCCGTTTAACGGGAGGATATGGTCGACCTCGAACGGGATTCCTGTGCAGCGGCTTACCCTTACAGCAATCGTATAGAAAGCAGCGCATGCCCGCCTGTCTGACCAAGATGGAGTCCTAAGCTCACGGGATGCTTGGCTTTCCCTTTTCATTGCGCGGACACGATCTAAGTGCTTTTCCCTGTATGCAGCGCATGCAGCCCTATGCTTCTCGGGATTTTCAGCCCTCGATTTTCTTGCGGACTCTCTAGACCTTTCGCGCGCTCTTTCGGCCCTTTGTTCTGGCGTAAGAACGACTCGCTTTGGCTTGCCTCCGCGCCTTTTTTCCGCAGCCCGCTCTTGAGCGTCGGGGTTTTTTTCTTTCCACTCCCTCGCACGAGCAAGGCAAGCCTCACGATTCCGCGCATAATACCGGCGTCTGGCCTCCAGCATCTTCTGCTTGCGATCAGCGGAAACCACGGATCACCTCAAGGAATGATTACAGGAAAGTCGGGGTCAGTGATGCCGCCGCCGCCACCGCCGCCGCCGCCGATGCCACCCGGCGCCGTGTAGTTCGGGTCAGGCTGCACCGGCTCGCCGTTGATGCTGACAGCGTAGTCGCCGCGCGACGTGCTGACTGCGCCCGTGATGCTGAACACATTGGTCGACGCGTTGCCCGAGAACGTCCAGCTACGCGCCGGCGATCCGATGCCGCCGACCACTGCGTCAGGAAGCTCGCGGACCACGATGCCCGTCATGGTCTTGGCGTTGGTGAAGCCAGTCAGTCGGACGATGCCATAGCCGGAGTCCTGATACTCCCACTCGACGCCGACCTTCCACGCGTTGGTGCCGTCACTCCGCTCGTCGCCAGGGCCGTCCCACTCGCGGCCCTGCTGATGCAGCGGACGGAACGATCCGCACTCGGTCCAGTTCTCGCCGGGCGTCGACGGCGGCGTCGGGACCGTGGTCGCGCGGTACGTCTTGCCGTCCGATCGGCGAAGCGTGCCGACGGTGACGGAGCGATCGCCCTGCGTCCATGGCTTGACCTGCCCGAGCGACTTGGCCTCGAGATACAGCAGCAGGCCGACCATGTCGGACGTGAACACGTCGGCGTTCGCCGTGACCGTCACCGTGCCGGCGCGCGCCGATGCTGCGACCTTGATGGCCTCGTTCGCGTTGACGTCTCGGAACGGCCCCTCCTTGACGACGAACTCCTCCAGCACGAACGACGTCGCCGACGTGCGCGACAGCTTGCGCGGCGCATGGTTCGGATGCACGAGGATCATCACGTCGGCCGTCTGCGTGAACTTGACGTCAGGCAGTTCGGCCTCGCTCCACGGGGTCACGACCTCGACCGGCGTGCCGCCACTCAGCACCGGGGTGCCGTTGGCGTAGAACCGCGCATACAGGTCGCCCAGCTCGATGACGTATGCGACCTCGACACTGAACTCGAACGGGATCAGCCGCACGCGCTTGGTGCTGTTCTTCACCTCGCCGATGAACTGCAGGCCCGGGCGATTCACCAGCCCGCCAGTCGGGCGAACGAGGAAATTCTTGGCGGTCTTGACCGAGTTGCCGTATCGCTCGATGTCGACGCGCGCATGCAGAGACGGGGAAAGCTCGCCGCCGGAGAACGTCGGTTGCAGCAGTGGCGTGCCCATTACGATCGCACCCGGATGGTGTCAGGGGTCGGCGTCCGGTCTGGCGTGCCCTCCTGCTGCGTGCCGACTTGGGCCTGCGACACGACCCACGCGTACTGCTGCACAGCGTTCTGCTGCAGGCGAGTGTCGGCGCGCAGAACCAGCGCGATCTCGGTGGCCAGCTTCCAGGACAGCGCGGAGCGCGCCAGAGGCGGGAACTGGTTGATGTCGGTGACGTCCGCCGTGTACCAGAGGTAAGCGTCCTCGAGGTCCGTCACGATGATGCGGCCACCCGGCGTCGTCGGGTCAGCCATCACCGTGTACGGCACGCGCTGGATCATCTCGCCCGGCAGGTCGTAGGACCAGATGTCGCGGAAAATGTTGCCCATCGCGCCGCGGCCACCGGCCTCGTCGGTCAGCGTCTGCGCGCGCAGGCAGTCGGTCGGGTAGCGGTACGCGAACTGCCAGCCGGGGATCGTGACGTCGGCCACGATGGCGAGCTGCACGACCTTCTGGGCGAAGCCCCACGGGAAGTCCTGCAGCATCTCGACGCGACACTGGTCATAGTGCTGCAGGCAGGCGCGCGCACGCGTGTTGGGGTCGTTGAAGTCCTCGATGAGCTGGTCGATACCGATCCGGCTCAAGGCTCGATTGCAGACAGCGATGGGGCTGGACATGGATTACCTCGCGCGCCTGCGTCGGCGCATCATTGTCTGGTATTCGACCGTCACCTCGGGAGGCAGCTCGCCGGAGTATTCCAGCGTGGCCACGACCCCGGCAACAGTATACGCCCCGGGCGACACGTCGGCGCGGTAGGCCCGCCGCACGGTGACAGTCTGGCCGGTGACAGTAAACGCGGCAGGGGTGACGTTTAGACGCTGGCCCCAGCGCACGGCGGCGTCGACGCCGGTCAGTGCGTAGCTCCCCGGCGTCACGTCCAGCGTCAATGCCGGGACGATCGGGGTGTAGATCAGATCGGCGTCGGACCCGGTGATGGTGTAGGCCGCAGCCGTCGTGTCGACGCGCCGCCCCCATCGGGTCTGTGCGGCCTGCCCGGTGATGGAATAGCTGCCCGGCGTGGTTTGCGCCCGGCGGCGCCACAGCGTCGTCGCCGAGGCCCCGGTCAGCGAGTAGGTCGCAGGGGTGACGACGACCTCAAACGACCCGCCAGCCTTCGCCAGCGCCACCAGAATCGCGCCGCCGTCCTGAGACGACGTGACGCCCACCTCGAACGAGTACGTGCCAGCAGCGGCCTCGCGGTGCGCCGTGACGCCGGTCCATGCTGCCGCGCCATTGGTCAGCTCGGCCAGCCGGGTGTAGCCCGCCGAGTTGATCGTGTGGGTGACGGTCGACGTATTCTCGGCACCGGCAAAGCCGACCAGCCGGGTCGCGCCCGTCGTGACGATGTTGCCCGAGTTGAACGGTGTCGCCAGCGCCGTAGCGCCGACGTTTGCCTGCGTGGCCGCGTCGATGACCTCGACGACCCAGATCGACGGAAACGTGCTCGCGCCACCGGTGGCGGTGAACGTGTGCGACGCGCCGCCAGTAGCGCCGGCAAGGAACCACGCGCCGAGGTAGTTGGTGATCGAGCCGCCGCCCGGCGCCAGCGTGCGGATCGGCGCCGAGTACGTGTTGCCCTTCGAGTCGGTGATGACCGGCGGCGTGCTGGTCGACTCCCACTGGCAGAACACCAGCAGCGACGTGCTGGCCTGCGTGGTGACGGCCGCCGTCGTGGCCACCGTGCTGCTCGAGTAGCCCGCGGCGACCGATGCGCCGATCGTCGGGACGTCGAGCGCAGGCGCAGGAGCCCCGAAGAACTCGGCATTGATTAGCGCCGCGCCGTCGCTGCCATCCGTCCACAGCGCAGAGCCGCCGCGCGGATAGCGGGTGACGGGCTGCGCGCTCATCCGTGGATGATCTTGGCCTGACCTCGGATTGCGCCCGTGCTGGTGGTCGAGCAAATCACCAGCATTTCAAGGCACGCGCCATTCGGCACGCCGGCGAGGTTCAGTTGCGCCCAGTCGCGCTCGTTGGGCACGTTGACGGTCGGCATGGACATCGAGAACCGCTGGCGACGGCAAGTGAAGCCGAAGTTGCCCGCCGTGCCCGTGCTGGCGGAAAGCGTGACGCTGTTGATGCCGCGAATGTTAAGCCCCTGCTGCGCCACAGGAATAAGCGGAGTCAACGGAAGTTCGCGGCCAGCGCGCAGCGTGCCGCCCACGGCCTGAACACTGAGGTTGCCCGTCGTGCCGTTGTTGTACGTCACGTTGATCGTGGCGTTCGATGCCGTCGCGCCGCCGTCCGTGTAGACAGACAGGAACCATTGAACGTCAGAGTAGTCGGCAGCGCCCAAGCGATCCGCAGGCGGGGCAAGCGTGGACAGGTCAAGGCCCGTCACCGTCTGCGCCGTCGTGACGTTCAGCACCAAGCCGCCAAGGTGGGCGATGCGGTCGTTAACCTCGAAACCCATCGCGTTGTTGTTGTTGTTGACGACGGAGAAATAGCCGAAGTACGACTCGGCAGGCGCGGTCTGCTGCGTGAATCCCGGCGCGCCGGTCGTCGTGTTGTTCGGCACAGCAGCCGTCGTCGGAATAGCGCCCTGCGCAGGCTGACCGGTGGCGCGCCACAGCGAGAAGATGCCGCCCGCCACTGCGTTAGCAATGTTTCCCTTGTCGATGACGAGGCGCGAGCTGTTGTTTGCTAGGGCGTTGACAACGCCGTCGACGGTGGTGATCGCCATGCTTGCCCCTTAGACCAGCGTGAACATCGTGCCTGGCGATGCGTTGTTGAACCGCACCGTGAAGGTCTCGCCCGCGGTCAGGCTGATCGCCGACCCGTAGTCGAACCACGAGATCAGCGCGTCAGCCGGCGACGTCGCGGTGTCGTTGTAGAGGACGGCATAGCGGAACGTGGCCATCGCGCCCGACGCGGTGAACACGACCTCGGTGCCACTGACCGTCGTGGTGCCGCTGGCCTCGGCGATCGTGATCGTCGTCGTGTTGCCGCCCGCGGTGTAGCCGTTGCCGGCCGTGATCTCGCCGATCTGCGACAGGCTGGCATGCGTGGCCGTCGGCGCGGTGTTGGTCAGCGCGACCTTGAATACGTGGGCGTCCCAGTCATGGACGCCCCGGATCAGTTGCTCGGTGAAGTCTTGGTACTTGTTCCATGCTGAGGTGGCCATGCCTTAGCCCCCCAGCAGCGCGCGGGCCTTGGCGTGGACCGCCTCGACCTTCTCCTCCAGCGCGGCCAGCTCGGCCTTGCGGGCAGCGATGTCGCGGTCAAGGTCGGCCTCCTCGGCCTTCTGCTCCTCGATGCGCTTGTCGAGACGCTTCGCCTCGGCCTTCGCCTTGTCGTTGGCCTTGCCGGCTTCCTCGCGCGCCTGCGCGACGATGGCCTCGGCGTCGGCCTTGGCCTGCTCGACGGCGGCGTTGACCGTCGCGGCGGCCTGGGCCTTGGCCTCGTCGACCAAGCGCACGGCCGTATCGCTGGCCTCAGTGACCGATGCGGCCAGCGCATCGCGCTGGACCTGCAGCTTGTTGACCTGGCCCTCCAGCTCGGCCTTGGCCAGCTCGAGGTTGGCGATCGGCTCGACGGCATCGGCCAGCTCGATGACCGACTTGAACTTGCGGGCGAACTCGCGCACCGCTTCGATCTTGGCGATGTCCATCAGCCCACTCCCTTGACGCACAGCGTCACCTTGAGGTTCGTCGTTCCGTCGCCGGCAGTGACCTGCGGGCGGATGTACGGCACCAGCTCCATGATCGTCTCGAGCTTGCCCTGCACGATGTCCAGCGGGTTGCCCTGCGGATCAGTCAGCGGGAAGTAGCCCAAGCCGTCCAGCGAGCCGAGGATGCGGACGCTGCCTCCCACTCCGAACGTGCCCGACACCTGCACGGTGCGGTCGCCGATGGCAGGGATCAGCGATGCGGCACCGTCGTCGCCGAGCGCAAGGCCCGACCACTCGCGGATGACGTAGTTCGAGTAGTTCGCGTCGATGGTGCGGCGGGTTTCGGGAATCGTCGCCATTAGAACTCTCCGTCAACCGGCTCGGCCGGCGTGGCGTCCATGGTAACAGAGGGGGCGGCTGCCCGCCCCTTCTGCTTGGCACCCTTCGGAGCCGCTTCGACAGCCGGCTCCTCCAGCGGTTCCAGCCACTGCCCAGCCTTGACACCTTCGGGCAGCGTGACGACCTCGCCGGGGCCGACGATGCGGCCACCGATGAAGTGAGGCGGCGCGAAGTCCTTGATGCGGTACTGGGCCATGACTGTCTCCGTTACGCGTTGGCGTCGATCGGCTGGCTGTCAGCGTAGGCACGCCACTGCTGCACGTCGTGCGTCAGGAACGCGTCGACGGTGCCCGTGGTCGGCGCGGTGCCGGTCACGGTGTAGTTCAGGCGGACGTAGCGCTCGTAGTTGGCCGGCGGGAGTGCCATGACTCGCACCACGCGGTTCGCGGTGAGCTGGGCCAGCGGGATCGCGCCGAACGTGGCGACAGTCACGGACGACGAGAAGCCCGTGTTGTCGTCCGTCTGCACGTCGACGGTCAGCGAGGTCAGGTTGTTGAACGCCTGGCCGACGCGGATGACGAGGTAGATCTCCTCGCCCACGCCGATGTCGCGGATCAGGTTGGCCGTCGGGGTGCCGCTGAGCGGGCCAAGGTCGATGGTGTCGGCCGAGGGCGCGGTGGCAGTGACCGCCTGCAGGCGGGAGAACTGGTTGAAATCGTCGAGGATCATTTGCTTTCTCCGGGTTAGACCACGCGGGCCTCGTTGGACAGGATGGCGTCGACGCGCCTGATCGGCACCTCGGCGAAACGCAGCGCCGGCTTGCCGCCGACCATGTCGTACTGCAGCGTCGAGTTGGCCACGCGGTTGACCGTCTGACGACGCAGGAACGAGCGGATGGTGCGGTTGGCGTAGAACACCGGGGTGACACCGTTGAGCGACTGGATGCGCTCGCAGGCGCGGGTCATGAGGTCGATCAGGTCGGCGCCGGTGGCGGCGTTGCGGGTCAGGTCCGACACGTCGATGTTGCTGATGCGGACCACGTAGCGCCAGTCACGCACGGCAAGACCACACTTCCACTGGTAGCGGTCCTGATAGGCGCGGTAGCGGTTGCCCTGCGCGTCCTGCACGGTGTCGAGACCCAGATCCTCGTGGATCAGGCCGGCCGTCGAGCCCTTCGGGTAGATGCCGTGGATGGTGTTGGGCGACCAGCCGATCAGGTAGATCGACGTGTTGTCCGTACCGGTGCCGCCGGCGTCGATGACGTTCTGGGCGTTCTGGGCGTTGGCGATGTTGACCGTCGAGAAGCGCGGGGCGACGCCGAGGAAGCGCTCGGGGTTGGCCGAGGTGTCGCCGTAGAACAGCGTCGACGCCATGGTCTGGTTCAGGGCCTCGATGTAGCCCATGTTCTCCTGCAGGCGGAACGCCGCGGTGTTGCCGTTCAGCTCGGCGAGGTCCTTGTCGACCTGACCGAAGCCTTCCAGCATGCCGCAGGCTTCGTCGATCTGGGCAGTGGTCGACTTGGAAGCCGGCACGCCCTGATTGAGCTTGCGCCATGCCACATCCGGCAGGCCGGTGCGGACGGTGACGCGGTGGCCGGTCGGGAGGTTGCCCTCCACCCACGGCATATCTTCGAGGATTTCGTTTTCCTGCGACAGCAGCTCGGCGATGGCCGCAGCCGAGCCGTCCGGGTCGAGGCGCTTGGTGATGTCGAGAAGGGTCAGGTTCTGACCGCCGATAACGGGCATTGTTGTGTCTCCGGTAGTTTTGAAGGGATTGTGTTACTTGGTGCCGTAGAGCCTTTCCGCCATGGACTTCGTGCCGCCGGAGCGCTCCCCGGTGACGACCGAGTCCTCGGTCGGGATCGTCTTGCCAACGCGAGCGAAGAACCGAACGACCTCGGGGTGGTTGCCCAGCCCGGTGTTGTCCAGCAGCGCGCGCAGTTCGGGGGTCCCATGCTTGGCCAGCGCCTTGCGGCCTTCGGTCAAGGTCGCTTCGAGCGCCTTGCCGCCGATCTCAGGGTCGGCCTGCGTGGTCTTGCCCCACTCCTGCACCTGCTGCACGAACGCCTCAGCTTCCGAGGCCCGCACTTCCGCGATGACCGATGCCAGCTTGGTCGCCTGCTCGTTGCTGAGGTTCAGTTCACGGAGAACCGGCTCGGCAGCAGAGAACAGGGACTCGTCCAGCGAGAGTCCTTCGGGCAGCGCGATCTCGTATTTCTCCGGGGCACCGGCAGGCTTGTCGCCGGGTTTCTCGCCGCCGTCGCCGGCAGGCTTGTCGCCCTGACTCTCGCCCGTCCCCTCCCCCGGGGAATCCTGATTCGCAGCAGTTGCATCTTGCGACGCATCCGTCAGCAGGGTAGCCGGCGGCGCGTCAGCGGCAGGTGCGGCGGTCGCGGGGGTCGTTGGGTTCTGACCCGCGTCGGCGGCGGTTGCCGTTTCAGTCGTCATTGTCACGGTCCTCGTTCATGTTGTCCACAGCCAGTCGCTCGGCGGCCTTGCGCTCTGCTTCCATGGCCTCGGCCTGCATCGTGAGGTACTGGTCAGGGCAGTGCGCCGTGATCTCAGCCAGCAGCGTCAGGCCGACCGACCGCTGCCCCTCGTTGAAGTGAATCAGCGCGCTCGGATGGTAGCTCGAGCGGTACAGGCCAGTGGCGGCCAGCGTGCGCCACATGAAGCGGCGGCCAGCGGGCAGGCCCATGACCGCGCGCAGGTCAGCAACGACCTGCTCGTTCTCGATGCGCTCGGCCTCAGCCTTCGCGCGCCCCTCGTGCGGCTTGGTCGCGGCGCGCATCAGCCGACTCCGATCGGGCCGGCACCGGCCACGTCAAGAGCCCTCCCCAGCGCAGTCGTCGGGTCGACCTTGGCACCGCCGAGCTTGCCGGCCATCTCGGCCATGGCCATGCCGCTCTGCATGGCCTGCGCCTGCTGGGCCTGCTGCGCCTTCGCGTCGCGCATCTCGGCCACCTTGTCGTCGGGCACGACGATGCGGGGCGAGACGCCAAGCATGTCGGCGCGCTCGTCGATCGCCTGGTCGAAGTCGAGCTTGTCCAGCACGCCGGGGTTCATCTGCGCCAGCGAGGCCGCGAACCCGAACAGGTTGTCCATGGCCGACAGGCCGACAGCCTTCTGCGCCTGCGCCAGAACCGAGATGAACTCGACCTTGAGGTCGACGTCAGCCAGCTCCTCGGGCGGCGGCGGGATCAGCGGCTCACCGTTGAGCACGCCCTCCCAGTACGGGCGCGACTTGCGCACAAGGATGTCGAACGTGCGGTCGATGATCGGGTCCAGCAGCTCGTCGTTCACGCGCTCGACCACCGGGCCGAGCATGAGCAGCTTCTCCTCGTGACGCTCTTGGATCTCGCGCGCGGTGATGTTCGACCGCGTGTCGTTCTGCATCATGAGGAACAGGTCGACGTACAGCGCCCGACGGATCAGCTCCTCGGAACGCATGATGTCCTCGCCGATCGCGTTCAGATCGGGGCGCCAGTCGTGGATCGGCTTGAGGCCGGCCTGCGACTGCTGACTGTCCACGTAGGTGATGTCGCCCGGGAGCATCGACACGCGCTGGTTCCGCAGGCTGGTCGGCGCGATCAGCGGCGGGTTGACAACCTTGTCGATCGCCTCGGCCTTGCGCAGCTCCTTGAGCTGCAGCGCCTTCGCGTCGCCGAGCGCGTCCATGCACGGACTCGAGCCGTAGACCTCCTCGCCCGACGTGGTCCAGCGGCAGCCCAGCAGCGGGCTCGACTCGAACCCGCGGACGGCCAGCATCTTGTCCTCGTTGCCCGAGGCTTCCCAATACATCGAGCGCACCGGCATGTCCCAGCGCTCGCCGTCGATGTAGCGCTCGTCGTTCGGCGCGATGGCGTGGCAGACGTCGATCCACGTCTCCCACTGCCCGTTTTTCGCCATGTTCTTGACGCGTTCCGAGCAGGCGTCGATGCCGAACTCCTGCACGATCTGGCGCACCGTGAGCTGGAACTCGCGGTAGAGGGTGTCGATGCGCTTGCGGTTCGACTGGGCCAGCCAGTAGCTGCCGATCTCGAACTGCTCGAAGCGCACGACGTCCTCGTCGTCCTCCAGCTCGACCATGCAGGCCGTGCCGTAGACGCCGATGTCCCGGTAGATCGTGGGCAGGACGCGGTAGAGGTTCGACTTGCTGAACACCTCGCGCATGCGCGCCTCGACGGCGAACAGCCACTGTTTGACCGCGCCGATCTCGGCGAGCTGCGGGTCGGGCGTCGTGAGCCGGAACCACGGACGCGCCGGGCTGGTGTTGCCCGACGTCATGCCAGCGGAGAGGGTGTTGACGGCCAGCAGCGGAGTGCCGTTGATAATCTTGTGGTTGCGCTTGCGCCCGCGCTCGCCGGCAGAGTAGCGATCGCCACGAATCCAGCGGCCGGAGCGCGGCGCGAAATGGTCCTGCAGCTCCTGCCAGTGGGTCTCGTAGCTGGTCCGCTCGTTCTTCATGTGAGCCGCGCGCTTCTTCCAGCGCTTGCACAGCTCACCGGTGGCGGGAGGCTTGACCATCCGTCAAGAGCCCAGCAGCGTCTTGGTCTGGCCCGTCGGGGCCATCGCGTTGCCGGCCATGATCGTCGCCTGCCGGCCGTAGCGGCTGGCCGCACGACGACGCTCGCGCTGCGATTCGCGCAGGACGGCCTCGTCCTCAGTCACCGGCGTCTGCATCTGCGGCGGAGGCGGGGTCGGCTGGGCCTTGGGCTTCTTCACGCTGCACATCGTTGCGTTCCCGACAACAGTTTGGGGGCGATGATGCGCCCAAAGCATCGCCGATGCAACAGTCATCCGAAGGGGGAGTAGTCGATCACCGCCCGGGCGTTGCCCGGCATGTCGCGGCTGGTCTGTATCGACCACGCCGGGGCCACGGGCTGGGCGAACGTCAGGCACAGGCCATCGGCCAGGTCAGGGCTGACCCCGATGCGCTCCTTGATGTCCTCCTTGGGCTCGAGCTTGAACACGCCGCGCGTCCGGTCGAACTCGTACATCGGGGCCGACAGCTCGCGCACCAGCTCCATGACGTCGGGCAGCGCGCCGCCCTGCTCCAGCCACTCCTTGGTCAGCCACCACATTTCGGCCCGCTTGTTCAGGAACCGCGGGTCGTTGGCCTTGCCGCCGAACTGGACCTCGATCACGGTGTAGCCGAGCTGGCGCAGCCGGTCGATGACGCCGGCACCGTAGCCGCCGGTGCCGTCGACGAACACCGCGTCGGGCTTCCAGGCTTGGATCTCCTGCGCGACCCGGCTGGCCACTGCCATCGAGTCGTTCGACTGCAGCGTTACCGGGGCGAAGCAGGCCAGTCCCTGCCGGCGGATGATGGCCGACCGATCGCCACCCTGCCGGGCCACGTCGACGCCGAGGATCTTGGGCGCGTGACTGTAGGCCGTCTCGGGCAGATGCTTGCCGCGCGCCGCCATGGCCAGCGTCAGCGGGATCAGCGCGTTCTCGTTGGCCGCTGCGAAGTCGCACAGGTATTCCTGCCGGAACGCGTTCTCGGGCATGGACTTGCGGGCCAGCTCGATCTCGGAGTCGGGCAGCGCGCCGGTCTCCAGCACGGTGTAGAGCGCAGCGAACCAGTCGTCGTCGCGCTGTGCCTGGTCGTAGAGGTCCGAGAACCGGTTGACACCCTTGGGCGTGCCGATGAACAGCGCCCAGCCCTGCCGGTCGGTCAGCGTCGGCAGCACGACCTGGTCCCAGACGTCAGGCTTCATGTCGGCCACCTCGTCCATGACCGCGCCGTCGAGGTAGATGCCGCGCAGGGAGTCGGGGTTGTCGGCGCCGTAGATCCTGATGCGGCTGACGCTGCCGGCGTGGTTCGGCAGCTCGACCCAGCACTCGGACTCGTTGACCCGGCTGCCCGGCACCTTGAGCGCGTAGCCCTTGAGGTAGGACCACGCCACGTCCTTCGCCTGCTTGAACAGGGGCGCGATGTAGGCGTAGCGGCCCTGCTCGCGCTGGCACTTGAGCGCCGCGTCGATCAGCCGCATCACCGCCATGACGGTCTTGCCGCCGCGGCGATGCACGACCAGCACGCCGAAGCGCTTGCGGCTCAGGCCACGGAAGCAGGCCCGCTGCCACTCGCGCGGCTTGAACCCGAGGTCAACCCGCTGCGTCGTCATCGGGCACCCCGGTCACGACTTGGACCAGCACCGCGCCGTCCTTGCCCGAGCCCTGCAGCTCGACCTTTTCGCCGTACCGCTTCGGGTCCCACTTCGCCAGCAGCTTGAGCCGGGTCTCGATCTGCAGCTTCCGGTGCGCCACGTCGCCAGTGTCGATCCGCATGCCGCCCTCGGTCTGGGAGTACGCCGGCGGGGTGTCGGCGATGGCCACCGTCTCCTCGGCGATGGCGTCGAACCCACGCACGCGCGCGCGCGCGAAGCGCTCGGAAAGATCGGTGTCCTTGTCGCACCAGTCGTACCACGTCGTCGGCGCGGGGTATCCGGGGATGCGGGAGATGGACGCCAGCGTCTCGCCATTGGCGATGCGCGCGAGGATGTCCTCGACGATCTCGGGGGTGCGAATGGATGGTCGGCCGATAGCTTTGGTCATGGCGTTCATCGTATCAGGTGGTGCGGCTGGCGCAACGGTTACGCGACGCGGATGCAGCAGGCCTCGCCGTCGATCTTGCGGATGACGAACTTCTTGCCAGTCCTCTTGCCGTACTTCGACTTGCACGAGTTGAGCGACTGCCTGTTGCAATCCTTTCCAACGACGAACGCCTCGCCAACCTTGAGCATGTCCAGTGGGTATCGGCGCAAATCACCCTTTCTGATCGTCTCCATTCGAGACAGCGGAACCTCGAAAATCTTATACCCACCATCATTCTGAGACATTGCGACCTCCTGTTGACTGGCTAATTGTATGCAACTCAATGGCGAACATCAACGGTGGTGGGTGTGGTGGGGCTGGGTGGGGTTTGTCCGAATGGGGCCTTATATCGCAGAAATATTCAGCTTCTGTTTATTTATACGCGTGAGACGCGCGTGTGGAACAGTCCTATTCGGAAGAAACCCACCCAAGCCCACCACGTTTATAATCAACAACTTAAAAAACAGGCTTCGGATCGACAGTCTATTCTGGAAATCCCCCACCACTCCGGAGTGCAATACCCCTTACCATCTGGATGCCTCGCAGCATGGACGACATGAACCCCTTGTGCTCCATTGCCGCGATCCACCGCTTCTGCGGTAAGGCGTACTCTCCGGCCTCCTCGGCCCACTCCTTGTAGGACTTGTAGAGGTCGCCGCGCCGGGCACTGAACGACGACGGCACCTCGCAGCACTCGTCGAGCCAGGCCCCGAGGTTGTCCTGCTGCTCGAGGTATTCAGCCGTGGCGGCCAGCACGGCGGCCGAAGGCTTGAGGCCAATGCGCTGCCACTGCATGCAGCCCTCGACGCACCACGCAAGGATTCCGTCGGCCTCGGCGATCAGCTTGGCGGGCAACTCGTGGTCGCGGTCCTCGGGCTTTACCGTCACCGTGAACGGGATCAGGTGCAGGCGTCGCTTCATGGCCTCGTCAACGTTTCGCAGGCCGGGCTTGTGGTTGCCCGTCATCACCAGCTTGAACTGGGGAATGAACTCGAAGTCGTCCATGCGCATGAACCGGGCCGTGACCGGGTCGCCGCCGGTCAGCGCCTTGATCTTGGCCTCGGCCCAGCGCTTGCCCTCCTCGGTCTCCTGCGCCGCGACCAGCCGGGCACCCATTAGGCGGGCCAGCTCGGTCGTATGGGCCTCGTGCTTCCGCTCGGTGAACATGTCGGCCGGCGCGGACTTCGCGTAGTCGCCGAGGATTCGCTGCAGCGTGTTGAGGAACGTGCCCTTTCCGTTGCCGCCCGTGCCGTAGACGAAGAACAGCGCATGCTCGCGGGTCGAGCCGGTAAGCGCGTAGCCGGCGACCCGTTGCAGGTACGCCTGCAGATCCTTGTCGCCGGCCGTCGCCACGTCGAGGAACCGCAACCACGTCGGGCAATTCCCGCGCGGGGTGGCCTCGGTGATGCGGGTCATGTAGTCCTCGCGGCGGCCTGGGCGCAGCTCGCCCGTGCGCAGGTCGACGACGCCGCCCGGCGTGTTGAGCGCCCACTGGTCGGCGTCCCATTGATCGGACCGGGCGACGATGCGCGGGTCGGACTTCGACAGCTCGACCACGTTGGCGATCGTGCGCTTTTCCCCATAGCGGGCGATCGTGGCCTGGCGCTGGCGCTCGGTGGTGAACTCGGTGCCGTCGGTGCGGGCGAAGTCGGCCACGGCACAGCAGAGCTTTTTCCCGCGCTCGAACGCGACGCGCACCTCGTCCTTGACCCAGCGGGTGCCGTCCCAGACCATCCAGCGGCCCCACGCGTCGACCCAGCGCAGCGTCTCCTCGTTCATTTGGGCGAACCGGATGCCGACGTTCACCTCGGAATACAGCGCCGGCATATTGTCGGCCGGATCAATGGTGCGGTCGAGGTCGGCACTGATGCGGCTGACTACCGTGTTAACCGGTGCAGACACGACCGGCATGGTGGCATCATCCGCCTCACGCTCCCCCTGCCCGTCGTGCTCGGCTGAACCCCTCGGCTCGGGCTCTCCCTCGTCGGGCGGGGGGGCGACCTCTCCCGACAGCATGCCGCGCAGGATCGCCGGGTCGTTGCCCTCGCGCAGCCAGTCGTCCCAGTCGGTGCCCTCGCACCCCGTCGGCCAGATGACCCGCGCACCGATCGCTTCCGCCGCATCCTCGCCGGCATCGACGCCGGGGTTGAATCCCTTGGATGCCGCTGTCCCGTGGTCGTTGTCTGCGCAGATGACGACCTCGCGGCCCTTCGCCTGCTGGGCCACGATGCGAGCCACGACGGGCAGGTTCTTCGCCGACATAGCGCAGACGACAGAGTGACCGGTGGCAGCAGCCAGCGCCGCGCCCGTGGCGTATCCCTCGCAGACCAGCACGCGCGACGGGTCGGTGCCCTTGATCGGGTGGTAGCAGCCGGCCTGCTGCCCGCCGGCTAGGTTCAGCTTGACCTTGCCGCGGGTGATGGCCTGCAGCGAACGGATGACGCCCGGGCGGGAATAGACCGGAACCAGCAGCACGCCGCGCTCGGTGTCGGTTCGCTGGGCATCGCCAAGGAACTCGCCCATGGGCAGCGCCTCGAGGATCCGCACGCTGGCCGGCGAGTCGATCCCCTTGGCCTCAAGGTACGGATGGCGATTGACGGGAACAGCGCCAGCCCAGAGGCTCGCGGCGTACTCAGCGCGGGCGTCATGCCGGGCAGCCTGCGCGGCCTCCTCCTCGGCCCGCTGCTTCGCCCAGCGGCGGCGTGCCTCGGCCCGCTCGGCCTCAGTCATGGGCTTGCGCTCGGCGAGCGAGAACGATTCCTTCTGGCTGGTCGGGTAATGCTCGAACCAGCCGACAGGGCGGTCGTCGTCGTGGATCTTGTAGGCGAGTTTCTTGCTGCGCGGGCGCTCGCCCTCGGGCGTTGCGTGGCGCAGCTTGCCGTCGGCCACTAGGTCCTGCGGATTGACGTGGATCCCGAAGTCGGCGGCGAGCTTGTCGGCAAATGCTCGGCAGATGTCGGTCACAGGCCACCTCGGATGTTGAGGTAGATGCCGATGAAGTCGGACAACTTAGACTGGTACTCATTGGACGCCGCAACGCCCTGCCAAGGAGAGTCCACCGGGCCGCCGTAGAAGAACCAGAACGACCCATCTTTGTTGACGATGTTGTGCAGGCCGCACCGCTTTGCATGTGATGCAGTCTCGCGCAGCCTCAACCCGTCGAACTGCGGGTCCTCGTAGTCAACCCGCGACATCCCCTCAGTCGGCCAGCCGATCGGCTTGTATTGCCGGTTGAGGAGCAGAAGCCCGCCGCGCGTCTCGACGACGCAGTACGGGAGCAGTTGCCGGAGAAGCATGCGGCGCAGACGCTGGCCGCGAGTAGGCAGCACTTGGGCTGCCACGGAGGACACAAAACGCCGAACGTATTCGGTCATAGGAAGGATCCGTTGTTAGCCGGGAAGCCCCGGCTTGAGAATAGTGCTACAGCAATGCGTTCAGCGCAACAGTCACAGCCTCGCCGTCAGCCCGAACCCTGCCGGCTTGACCCGCTGGCTGCGCTTGTGGCCCAGCCTCGCCGCCTCGCGCCGGTCTCGGACGGCCTTGCGCTGGCCGTTCGCCAGCCGCCAAGCGTTGATCCAGCGGAACGCGGTCTCGCGGGACATGCCGAACTCGGCCATGAGGTCGGCGTAGGTCAGCTCCTGTCCGGCGGTGAACCGCTTGGCGATGAGGATGGCGAGCGTGATGGTCGTGCCGATGTTCTGGTCGCGCAGCTCGGCCGGCACCTTGGCCTTGCGGTAGTCCGACCGGACAGCCGGCGCCGACGGGCCGGTGTAGCTGGCCCCAGGCACGACCTCCCAGCGGATCGGCATGGCGTTACTCACGCGCCGCACCTTGCCCAGCGTCTCAAGCCGGTGGATGCCGACGGACACGGGGCCGATTGTGTTGCGCTCGGGCTCGATTCCAATGGCGACGGTGGCCTCGCGCGCCGTCATCGGCACGCCGGCCTCGGTCATGGCTTTGAAGATCCTGGCCATTTTGTTCGGTTCAGCCATGGGTGTCGTCCTCGTCGTCATTGGGGAACATCTCTCGAGCCTCCTCGACGCAGGTCAGCGCCATGTCGTGCGGACCATTGAACTGCTCGAGCTTGAACCCCGCAATCCGCCGCAGGATGCGGTAGGCCGTGTCGCGCTGCTCGCGCGCCAGGCGCAGGTCGGTGTCGCCGAACCCGGCGAGGATGCGCTGCTGGTCGACGCGGAACTGCAGGGCGGTGACTTCCGCCCGCGCCGCGTCGCGCTCGGCCTCAAGCTCCGCGATGCGCTTCGCCCTAACTGCCGCAACAGCAGACCACACCTCGGCATGCCCGTTTAGATCCGCGATCACGGCATCGGCTTCGTCCGCGA